ATATTCATGCTATACATATAATCGCTTTATTTCTTAAAGATATTTTTATAAAACTCTCCAAAATTATTTATAATAATAGCAATCTTCAAAACTCACTCATCAGTTCTATAAATTCTCAAGACCTTATTCCATCACTTGATACTATTACACAAGATCATGATAATATTAACAGTGAACAAGAACCATTACAATATCATTTAGAATATACAATGCTTCTATTACATTCTATACTATATCGTATTGTAATTGAAGGCTTTGAAAATTGGTTAGAAATTATATTAGATAATTTTGTTGATTTCAATCTAGACGATATTTATGAATATCCTAAACAAGTTAATATTATTCGTATCCGTCTGGAACTATTTTTATATTCTCAAAAACTATATAATGATTTTATTAAAGCTAAACACATATCTACTGCTATACTTGACGAATATATTGATACTTTAGATAATGATGATAATCTTAATGAATATATGGATTATACTCAATCTATACGAAATCACTATCATTTCAAAGCTTTAAAAGATAAATTGAGCTCATATAATAAATAAGGTTATTATAATAACTTTAATTCTGTATATATAAAAAATCAGTCAATATGCCAGGAGGCGTTATACAACTCATATCTACAGGTAATCATGATGTATATTTAACCGGTTGTCCTCAAATAACATTTTTTAAAAAAGTTTATAAAAAACATACACATTTCGCAATGGAAGCGATAGAACAAGAATTTAATGGACCCGCTAATTTTGGCTCGTATGTTTCAGCTACTCTATGTAGAGATGCCGATTTATTATCTAAATTATTACTTGAGATGAAATTTTCAGTTGAACCTATTACACCATTAGCATCAATGACATCCGTAAATGGATATATTACTCTTAGTGAAAGTATTTCATTATATAATGGCACATTTTATGGTACATTTTCTATTTATAATGAAGGTGTTATATTTATTTCTTTTTATAATCCTATAATAGGAACTATATATTGTGGGCAAACATCTGGTCTTGATATATCAGCTATATCATCAACTAACCTAATTTATGAATTAACTGGATTATTAACAAATACTTTTACAATGAATGATATTTATGATGATAAGCCACGCATTGCTACACGTATTATTGATTATATTGAGCTCACAATTGCGGGTCAATTAATTGACCGTCTATATGGAGAATGGATTGATATTTGGCTTCAATTATCATCATCTTATGAAAAATGGACTTTATTGGAAAATATGTTATATGGTAATAATCCGTTATATAATAATAGTTCTATTACATATCTTCCTATACCATTTTGGTTTTCTAAAAATTATGGTTTGGCATTACCAATGATATCATTACAATATCATGAAGTAAAATGTAATATACAATTTAAAAAAGAGTTTAGTGGAATTGGTAATTTATTAGGTTTGAATACTATTGATGGTTTTGCTATTGCTGAATTTGGTATTATAAAGTATGGAACAGTAAGCAATATTATACTGGATATTCCATTAAAAATTAATATCACTGATAGTCGTCTATTTGGTGATTATATCTTTTTAGATACAGATGAAAGAAGACTATTTGCCGGATTAAAACAAGAATATCTTATAGAACAAACACAATATTCTAATAAATTATCTCTAACTTCTGGTATTAATATTAATGAATTACACTTTAATCATCCTGTTAAAGAACTTTTATGGTTTTATCAATTACCATCAAATACAGGGTCATTCAATTATTGGGATAATTCAGGTAATGATATAATGAAATCCTGTAGAATTGAGTTCAATGGAATTGAACGACTTAAACTTAAAAATAATCATTATTTCCGCTTATTACAACCATATTATCATCATAGTGGTGGATATTTACAAGACTTGTCGGGAGAACTAGGTGGATTCTATACATATTCATTCGGACTCTATCCCGAACAATATCAACCAACAGGCACATGTAATTTTAGTCGTATCAATAATGGTGTATTATATAGTGATGTTACGCATGTATGTAACTTATCTATATATGCGACTAATTATAATATATTACGTGTAATGAATGGTATGGCTGGATTAGGTTATGGTAATTAATAAGGTTATTATAATAACTTTAATTCTGTATATATAAAAAATCAGTCAGTATGCCAGGAGGCGTTATACAACTCATTTCAGTAGGCAACCAAGATGTATATTTATCAGGTTGTCCTCAAATAACATTTTTTAAAAAAGTTTATAAAAAACATACACATTTTGCTATGGAAGCTATTGAACAAGAATTTAATGGATCCGCTAATTTTGGTTCATATATTTCAGCCATTTTATGTAGAGATGCTGACTTACTTTCTAAACTACTACTAGAAATGAAATTTTCAGTTGAACCAGTCACACCTCTTGCTTCTATGACAACTCTAAATGGCTATATTACACTAAGTAATAGTGATAATATATCGTTAGATGGAACATATTATGGAACATTTAGTTCATATGTTGATACTGGTGGTATACCCTATTTAGGATTCAATAACTCTACTATAGGGACTATTTATATCGGCGCAACTGGTGACCCTAATATAACTGTTACACAAATAACATCAAATCTAATTGATGCAATGATAATCGCCCCACCAACTACATTTACTTTAAGTGATATTTATGATGATAAACCTCGTATTGCTACACGTATTATTGATTATATTGAACTCACTATAGCAGGACAACTAATAGATAGACTTTATGGTGAATGGATTGATATTTGGCTTCAACTATCATCTTCATATGAAAAATGGAACTTATTAGAAAATATGTTATATGGTAATAATCCATTATCTAATAATACATCTGTCACTTATTTACCAATACCCTTTTGGTTTTCTAAAAGTTACGGTTTAGCATTACCTATGATATCATTACAATATCACGAAGTTAAATGTAATATTCAATTCAAAGATGAATTTTATGGTATTGCTAATTTATATGGTGATGAACCAAATAATAATGCCTATTCTAATTCAGGCACATTATCTGGTTCTATGAATAAAGATGGTACTGTAAGTAATATCATTTTAGAAATTCCATTAACTATTAATATGACGGATAGTAGATTATTTGGTGACTACATCTTTTTAGATACAGATGAACGACGATTATTTGCTAGTCTTAAACAAGAATATCTTATTGAACAAACACAATATTCTAATAAATTATCACTAAATTCAGGTATTAATATCAATGAATTACACTTTAATCATCCAGTTAAAGAACTTGTATGGTTCTATCAACTTCCATCAAATGATGATACATTCAATTATTGGGACAATTCAGGTAATGATATAATGAAATCTTGTAAAATTGAATTTAATGGTGTTGAACGCTTCAAAACTAAAAATAACCATTATTTTCGTCTATTACAACCATATTATCATCATTCCGGTTCATATTTACAAGATTTATCAGGCGAATTAGGTGGATTTTACACATATTCATTTGGTCTTTATCCAGAACAATATCAACCAACTGGAACTTGTAATTTTAGCCGCATTAATAATGCTATTTTATATAGTAATGTTACTCAAAATTGTAATATGTCTGTTTATGCTACTAATTATAATGTATTACGTGTAATGAATGGTATGGCTGGGTTAGGCTATGGAAATTAATATATTATTTATATAATATAAATGAGTTCAATTTCACTATTATTAACTAATAACATTAACAACATTGATCTTATTGATTACTTTGTTAATAATGTTACTATGCCAATGCCTACATTTCCTGGACAACAAGTAGATAGAACACTATTATTATACAAAGATAATCAATTTGATAAATGTAAAGGTGTTGTTGTTCGTGAAGGAACAACCTATACTAAAGAAGAAACCCGTGAATATGCTTCTGCTATTGTAACTGACCAAACATTCATTAATAACCTAACATATTTCATCAATATGTTTTCAGTATATATTGATTTAACTACCGTTAATATTGAAGGTACATCATATGTTTGTAATTCATATATTTCATTATCCGGTAAAAAATATTATATATTAGGTACGCAACCAATGACACAATAAATTGTAATTTAATAATATAATGAGTTCTATTATATTATTATCTAATAATAGTGATAATACAGATATTATTGCTACTTATATTAATTATTTAACTCCTTTACAAAATATGACATTTTCATATACAGCAACACGAATATTAGAATTATATAAGGAAAATGATGAAGAAATATGTAAAGGAACAGTTAATTTGAAGAATATTAAAATTGAATATAATCCTGATTTTTACAAAATTGAAAAAACTAACTATTCATCCGCAATTATAACTGACCAAACATTTATTAACAATTTAATGTTCTTTTATGACGAATTCAAAGTTGATATGTTAGAAACAACCATCAATATTGAAGGTATTACTTATAATTCTAATTCATATATTAGCATTAATGAAGTAAATTATTATATATTAAATCAAAAATAAATAAAGATTATTTTTATATAAATGAATATATATAAAAATGATTTCTACTATTAACCGAAATATTGACGAAGATAATTATTTATCATCACTTAAATATATACTTAATAATGGTGAATTACGCGAAACACGTAATTCTAAAACACTATCAGTATTTAACCAAAATTTATCTTTCAATATTCATAACCAATTCCCTCTATTAACTACTAAAAGAGTTTATTGGAAAGGTGTTCTTGAAGAATTATTATGGTTCATTAAAGCTGATACTAATGCTCTTAACCTCGCAAATAATGGAGTTCATATTTGGGACGCTAATTCTACACGTGAATACTTAGATACACGTCATCTAAATCAATATGATGATGGTGAATGTGGACCAATATATGGTTATCAATGGCGTCACTTTAACGCACCATACACCAAACAGAAAGATAGAGATGTTAATTGGACATTAGAAAATAAAGGGATAGACCAATTACAATATATTATAGATACTATTAAAACAGACCCAACTTCAAGAAGATTATTTATGTCCGCTTGGAACCCATCTCAATTAGATGAAATGTGCTTACCACCATGTCACGTATCTTATCAGTTCTATGTATCTCAAAATAAATATTTATCTTGTTCTATGACACAACGTTCAGGAGATATGTTTCTAGGGGTTCCATTTAATATAGCATCAACATCTCTATTAACTTATATGATAGCTTATATAACTAATTTAGAACCATATAAAGTTCATATTAATATAGGCGATGCGCATATATATAATGACCATATAGACTCTGTCAAAGAACAATTAAATAGGTCACCATATGATATGCCTAAATTAGAAATAATAAAAAGAGATGCTATTAAAAAAATTGAAGATTTTACAAATACCGATTTTATTATAAAAGACTATAATTGTCATCCTACAATAAAAGCTAAAATGGTCGCTTAAATATATATGTTTATATATAAAGATATATAAAGATATATAAAGATATATAAAGATATATCAATATATATAATATTATGCAGTTGTATCAATCACAAGCAGGACAAGACCAATTTATATTAAAAACATTAAAATATAAAAATAATGGTTATTTTTTAGAAATAGGTTCTAATAACCCTATAAATATAAATAATACATTTATATTAGAATATAAATATAATTGGACTGGACTAATGGTAGAATATGATAAAAAATGGGAGGCTGATTATATAAAATATAGACCTAAATCCAAATACATTATAAACGATGCTACAAAAATAGACTATAAAAAATTTTTTGAAGAAAATAATTATCCAAAAAATATGGATTATTTACAAATAGATTTAGAAGTTAATAATGGTTCTACTATAAATACATTACAACTATTGAATAATACAATTTTAGATGATTATAAGTTTGCTGTAGTAACATTTGAACATGATATATATAGTGGAAACTTTTATAATACACGCACATTATCTCGCGATATTTTTGATAGTAGAGGTTATATACGTGTATTTCCGGATGTTCAAGCTACACCATTCGACCGCATATATCCATTTGAAGATTGGTATTTACATCCTGATTTAATTGATATTAATTATATAAATAATATTAAAAAAGATTATAGTATGGTATGGAGTGATATTATAAATATATTATAATTAATTTAAATAATATTATAATATTTATGATGATAATTAAGGAAAAAGATATAACAATTTTTTATTGAAATACATTTTCAATTCAATATAACTTTAACATCTTTACTTACTTATTTATATAATAGCATATATTACTAATTTAAAACCATATAAAATACATATTAACATAGTAGACATTCTTATATATATTATACCAATTTTGATTTGCAAAAGAACTATAATTAATGAATATAATATGATATTCCTAAATTAGAAATAACAAAAACTAAAGATTTTAAAGCTTCCGATTTTATAATAAAAAAAATATAATTATCATCCAACTATAAAAGTTATAATTGTTGCTTATAATGTTTATCTAACTAATTTAAAGACATTACATTATTAATAATGTATTATATAGTATAAAATGGACGCATTAAAAGTTTATAAAGCACCTTTTCAAAAAAAAAGAGTTGGTAAAGATGGCGATGGTGGATATATTATATGTGATGTTCCAACATATAAGTATGATATATTTATATCTGGTGGAATAGCAAATGATATATCATTTGAATTAGATTTATTAAAATTATATAATCATATTAATAAATGTTATGCATATGATGGAACCAAATGGCTTGATATAAATACAAATTATTACAGTAGATCCCCGGAATTTGATAAAATTGAAATAATTAAAAAAAATATGGGTTATCATAATGATAATAATACAACTAATTTAAATGATATATTTAATGAATATAATAATATATTTATGAAATTAGATATAGAGGAAGGTGAATACGATTTAATTCGTAGTATAAGTGATGATAATTTAAAAAAAATAAAACAACTTGTAATTGAAATACATTTTCCATTTACAGATGATAGATGGGATTTATTAAATAGATTATCAAAATATCATAAATTAGTACATATACACGGTAATAATTGTGAAGGAACTAAATTATATAATGGTATACAAGTACCTCACGTATTTGAGTGTACTTATATATTTGATGAAGGTTATGATTTAGAATTAAATGATGAACCTATACCATCACCTATATTAGATCAATCCAATATTACAGGTCGTTCGGACCTACAATTATTTGGTTATCCATATACATCAAAATAATATATAAAGAGATAAATCGATTTTCAATTATAAATTATTATGTCTAAATTTTATGGACAACATCAGCAAGATCAATTTATAGAAGAAAACTTTTTAAAAGGATATAAAAATGGATTTTTTATTGATATTGGCGCACATGATGGTATAACATTTAATAATACTTTATATTTTGAGAAATATAATAATTGGACTGGAATTAATATTGAACCTCTACCACACGTATATGAACAATTAAAAATAAATCGTTTAAATTCTATAAATATGAATATTGCTATATCTGATTATGATGGTTATGGTGAGTTTATATGTAATCAAGGATATACTGAAATGCTTTCCGGATTAAAAAAAGATTATGATATTCGACATATGTATCGTTTAATAAATGAAAATAATCGTTTTAACGCAAAAACACAAGTTATTGATGTTCAAACAAAAAAATTGAGTACAATATGTGATGAACACAATATTAAACATATTAATTTATTGTCTATTGATGTTGAAGGTGCTGAATTCAGTGTTATTAAATCAATTGACTTTGAAAAAGTATATATTGATTTCATCTTATTTGAAAATAATTATGATAATACAAGTGTTCCTATAATAAAATATTTAGAAGATAAAAATTATAAAATGATTAAAAATAGTTATGACATTTATATGATCCATAATGAATCACAATTTAATAAATAATCAATATTATTTATTTATATAATATGAAATTAATAATATTGTGATAACCAATCACGATGCATGGCTAAATAATTTGTTTAATGCATCTGATAAAAATATAAAACGAGTTCATTGTCCAGCATTTTATCAATATTTGCCAGATGAAACATATTTAAATAATGATAATAAAAATGATAATAATATAATATCAGTTCATCTAAATAAAAATATGGACTTAATAAAATACTTTCATACATAGTATTAATCACTATTATCTGTATCATTATCATCCATTTCATTATCACTATTTTTTTCTTTATCTGTTATTATTCTTTTAAACTCACAAAAGCCATTCTTATTTTTTATATAATTATTCACTATATTCGCATAAGTATTGAATAATTCTTCCGCACTATTACTATCATACGACATAGTTCTCAACTCATATGATGGTGCTGCTAAATAATGTACTGATACTTTCTTTTCATTCATTTCAGTAATACCGTATTTAATTGCTTCTTTTATTAAATCAACACCATCAATATGAAAACAATGTAATTTCATTTCGCCACTAAAGCTCTGTAATGGAATTATACACAATTTTTCAATATTTATTAATAAAGCACTTTTAATATTTTCATCTAACTCAACCTTATCTAATATACTTTTATCCTTATTTATACATTTAAATGCTACATATAAACAATCATATTCATCTAATAATATCCACAATTTTTCATATAAATTAGATATATCACAGCTAAATTGTAATGATAATTTATATAATATTGTATATACTTTTTTACGATTACTATATCCAACCATAAATATATCTCTATCATCTGGCGTTACTTGTTTTCTTGATAAATTTATATATCCTCTTTCTGTATCTAATTGAGTTACTAACGCAACAATTTCTTGACCTTCTTTTACGTGTTGATATATACTTTTAATTCGTCTTGCTGATACTTCGGCGAATATCATCATAGCAGAAATATTATTATATTCTATAAGATTTCCATAGACCGCAATTTCATCTATTGAAGAAATTTTAAATAAAACTAATTCATTTAATTCAGGGAACTTTCCTCTTTTCATATTTATATGATTTTATATATATAATCATATCAATATACTTTAATTCGCAAATATTACACTTCCCATTCCACCTATTATTTCAAATACATTATGTGTAACTACATAGAAAAATATATCATATTCCATATTGAATAATTCACTACATAATGGATTTTCATATTGTGCTGGGTCCTTTAAATCCATTACAAATTCTATCTTCTTTATCTGCGAAAAATTACAAACACCACTTGGCTGATATTTTTCAGGCTCTACAGCAAATGAATATAAATGGACACCTGGATGTCTATTATTTGTATGAGTAATAAATGGCATATTCTTAGTAAAAAATGAACTACGTTTAGGGTCTATATATGAATTACCATTTAATAATATTTGTATATTTGAAATTATTTCAGGTTTATAATAATTCCAATTATTTGAATTTATTACTGGAATACAACTTAAATCTCTATGATCCCATACATTTAGTAAATTTTCTATATCCTCTGTATTATAAGCATCATCTGATGATATAACATATTGATTATAACTAACATCTACCGCTCTATTTGTATCTGTTCTAAATCCACCTAATCTATTGAAATTACCTCCTAATATACCATTATTTATATTTGTTGAATTGCTTGCTAATTGTAGATAATATGTTTGATAAGCATATGGATCCATATTATCCTTATCTAAATTAGTATAATTAGACCAATCATTATGTGTTATATGAGTACTTCTTTTTGGTAATATGTATATTTCTTTAGCTGGATGAAAGAATTCAACTTCAAATGTCGTTCTATTTTTTACTCCATATTGTTGATAAAATAATACTTTTTCAATTAAATATTTATGTGAATTTTTAGCAAAAAATGTACGCTCATCATTATCCAAAAATATATATGTTATCTCTAATCTAGGATCCATTGGCCAAGGATTACCACTCAATCTTGTAAAGTTTGATATATCATCACTTGGACTTGTCGGCTTTATCCAATAATTTCTTACATATGAACCCGATGGTTCTAACATATAACCCATTCCTAAAGTTAACACATCAAACTCATAAGATTGATCCAAATTATAATTTTGACTTGTTGTAACTAAATATAACTCATTTATTGGTCTAAAAGTGACATCTACATACACTTCGTGATATTGTAATGCTATTAATGGTAACGCTAAACCATTATGTCTATGACACCAAAATGGTAATGGTATACTCAATCTCTTAGAAGGTATAGATGGCTTAGTATTCCAATTCTTATTTAAATATGTATATGAATTACTTCCCAATGAAACAGCTGATGTATCAACATATGGATAATCACCCATTACATCAGTTGGATTATTATATTCTGGTGTATGTCCAATCATATCATAATATGTTCGTAATTGTTCATCACTTTGTGTCATTTCGTGATATAAATTTATATATTCACCTGTATATTCTTCTATTACTGAACTTCCCACTATTATTCTAACACTACTAATCATTTGAGCACCTAAATATGGTATCCATTTAAAATATTTAGTAGGTGGAGCATAAATGGCCGGTATATCTATATTTAAGAATAATTTTGTCATTAAATCAGCATTACGTGGAATACGTAATTTAATACGAGTTGGTAAATTAAATGACAATGTATCAAAACTTTCAAAATTTACCTCTATTGGCTGTATCGCAAAATGTGTAAATCTTCTATATACCATTTTAAAAAAGGTCATTTGTGGATTACCTGATAAATATAAATTTTCAGTTCCATATGCCTGTAATTGAATTAAACCACCTGGCATTACTCGTTCTTAATATACATATTTATTATTATTTTTATTCATAAACTTATATATTTTTGATACTATTAATGACACAGGCATATGCGAATGATATATTTCAACCTTAGTATTATCATCTCCATTTAATTTCCAATAACTGAACCTTGGTATATATACTATATTATATGGATGTGCCTTTATTAATACTTGTTGAGTATCTTCTACATTATTTAATATACCATCATCTATATTTTTTGAATACTTAGATGGTATTATTGTTAAATCTACATCTTTACTCACTTTCATCAATAAATATGGATAATAATGTGTCATAAACTTATCTTTTTCAAAATCACTCAACAACTTATTATCATATGTATGTTGTATTGATATTGGTGAATATATTAAATATCGCTGAATATTGAAATGTAATGTATCATTTTCTATGTATGTCATCACAAACGGAAACGGCTCTTTATATAAGCGAGAACCATCTAACTTGTCTATATCTTGTTGTAATATCTGGTATTCATCATATGATAGATTCATATAATTATATATATGAAGTAATATAAATATTAGTATAACAATGATTATTGTTAAAGGTATATACTTGTTCATTATGATTATATATATAAATTTGATTTAAAAAAAAACAGCATTCTATTTATTAAAAGTTATACAAAAATGTATCAAGAAATTAATCAAGAATCACACCCATTTGATTATAATATAGACCAAAAATCTAATTATAACTACAAACTCAACTTACCTGACGAATCATTCAAGCGTATCAATAATCACGATGTAGATAATATATATAATAATTATGATTATGAGTTTTACCAACATTCTAAATATATTAATGAATATGGTTCTATATCACCACACGGTCCTATTATAGATACCCCCAATATGATTAAATTACCACTCAAATTACACCAAAAAAGAACTGTATATCATATGTCTTTTTTGGAAAATTATAAAAATCGTATAATTGATGAAAACTTTCTAATCTTATCTGATAATGTTGGTAGTGGCAAATCATATTGTATACTATCATTAATCGCTATGAATAGAACTATTAATATGTATAATAACATATATCAAATATTACCTAAATATAATAGTGTAAATACTAATTACTCACAACATAGACTTAATGGTATTTATATCAATGAACGTAAATGTATAGAGTTTAAATCTAATCTTATTGTAGTCCCACATAGTATATACACACAATGGAATAATTATATCAATACTTATACTACGATACCATATAT